TAATCAGAGACCCTGATTCATTCGCAGACATCGTTAGAGGCTTACACGTCTACGGAAGAAAAATCCTTAGAGACGAAGGTGTAAGATCTGGCGTTGTAACGTTATCGTAATCGTAGGAGGATATAAACAATGACTGCATATGATAGTTCGAACGCAAATACTCAGATCAAAGCATCTAGAGATACTGTGAGAATCGCATCAGAAGTTGTAGATTTCTCTTCTACAACTAATGCTGCTACGGACACTTTTGACATTATTGGAATCCCAGCAAATACAGTAGTACTTGCTGCAGGTTTTGATGTGTTATCAGCTGGTACTGGCACTGGTACAATTGCACTAGGCGACAGTGTTGATGGAGATCAATACGTTTCTGCAGTTGCACCAACTTCTGCTGGTCAACAAGCTGTATTAGCTGCACCTTACGCATATAGTTCTGCTGACGCAATCAGAGCAACTATTGCTACTGCTGCAGTTAACGCAAAAGTTAGAGTATGGGCAACTATGGTTTCACTTGATAAAGGTGGATCAGACGCTGATACAGACTCACAAAACGTAACATTTAGTTAATAGCTAATTATCTTGGGGGGAGCAATCCCCCCTTGATCTTTAAGGAGAACAATGGCCACTACATATCTTACATTAACAAATAGCGTACTAAGAGAATTAAATGAAACAGAATTAACTTCTGGTACATTTAGTTCAAGTCGTGGTATTCAAACTGCTGTAAAAGATTTTATTAATAAAGGCATACATGATATTTATAATGAGACAGGTGAAATACCTTTATTGTATGCAAGAACAACACAAGATTTATTTGTAGGTGATAATGAATATAATTTTCCTGCTGACTTTAGAAAAGCAGATATGGATTCATTTTCAATGGGACCAAAAGAAATAGTAACTAATGGTGAATTTGCTTCTGATATAAGTAATTGGACAACAGGGGATGGATCACCATCACATACAACAAGCGGAAATGGTAGATTAAATTTAAATGATGCAGCTGCATATCAAGCTATTAATACTACAGTTAATAAAACTTATAGATTACAACTTAGAGTTTTAAGTCCAAATAGTTCAAGTAGTGCATTAATTGTAAGAGTTGGAACTTCTCCAGGTGGAACACAGAATTTAAATACAACAAAAGCTGTAACTAATTTTAGAGAAGGTGCTATATTAAATACTACATTTGTAGCAACAGCACAAACATCATATATTTATGTAGAATCAGATGGAGTTCAATTAGATGTTGACTATATTAGAATATCTAGAAATGACATATCAAATAGAAAATTAGCTTTTTTATCTTATGATAATTACTTACAAACTTATAAGCCAACTGATGATACAAATAATAGTGGTAATTATGCTGCACCATTAAGAGTTTATATATTACCTAATCATACTGCATTTGGAGTAAGTCCAAGACCAAACACAAATGAATATAGCGTAAGTTATAATTATTATACAACACATACTGATTTATCAGCACATGGAGATAATATGTCATTACCTGATAGATTTAGAACGTTAATTGTAGATAGAGCTAAATATTACACATACATGTTAAGATCAGATCCACAACATGCACAATTAGCAGATAGAGATTTTCAAAGAAAACTAAGATTATTAAAAGTAGATTATGCTACTAAAAATGATTATATGAGAAGTGATACAATTGCAGAAAGCATTGCAACTAATATAGGAGCTAGAGCAGGATAATGGAAAGAGATGAAAATAAAAAAGTTCAAGATAATATGAACTATAGATCTGAAAAAGATGAAATGCAAAAAGAAAATAGTATGCAAGCATCAGCAATACCTAAAGGACTTACAATGAAAGATGCTATACAAACTTTTAAGATGAGTCTTGATCGTGATCCAAAAAATATACAAGAAGTAATAGATTTTTTTAAAAATAGAAAGTTATCAAAATTACCAACAGCAGAAGTTTAATTCATGCCAACAACAGATTTAATATCCCCATTTGTTGTAAGTTGTGCAGGTGGTTTAACATTGAATAAAGATGTATTTTCAATGCAACCAGGTGAAGCATTAATCTTACAAAACTTTGAGCCTGATATAAAAGGTGGATATAGACGTGTTAGTGGTACAGCTTTATATAATTCTACACAAACTCCACAAGGATCTAGTAATACTAGTTTAGTAGTAGATTGTTCTATAGTTTTTAATGGACAAATAATTGTAGCTAGAGGTGGTGATATACATAGAGGAACTACATCTGGTAGTTGGACATCTTTAACAACAGGATTAGGAACTTCAACTCAAGCATACGACTTTGAAAAATTTAACTTTAATGGTACAGATAAATTAATAATTGCAACTGGCCACTCACCTGCACAAATAATTGATTCTAGTTTTGCAGTTGATGTTGTAAATGCAACAGGTGGTGGAACAGCTCCTACTAATCCTAAATTTGTAAAAGCATTTCAAAATCATATGTTCTATGCTGGTGCAACTAATCCACAAGAAGTTTTATTTAGTGTAGCATTTGAAGAAGATAATTTTACTACAGCTAGTGGTGCTGGATCATTTAAAGTTGACTCTACTGTTGTAGGATTAAAAGTATTTAGAAATGAATTAATTATTTTTTGTGAAGATAGAATATATAAATTAACAGGAACATCTTCAAGTAATTTTGCTGTTCAAGAAGTTACAAGAAATATTGGTTGTAGAGATGGTGGTAGTATTCAAGAGATTGGTGGTGATGTTATATTTTTAGCACCTGATGGATTAAGAACTATTGCAGGTACAGCAAGAATTGGTGACGTTGAACTTGGATCTATATCTAGACAAATACAATCAAGAATTGATGAAATAGGTTTAAATAGAATATCATCATTAGTTATTAGATCTAAATCTCAGTATAGATTATTTTACCCAACAACAGGTGGGTCACAAGGTTCATCAAAAGGTATTATAGGTGTATTAAAAAATAATCCTAATGCAGGATCTATTGGATTTGAATATGCAGATATGGTAGGTATTAAACCAGCATGTACTGATTCAGATTTTATAAGTGGAACTGAAACTCAAGTGTTTGGTGGTTTTGATGGTTTTATTTATAAAATGGAAACAGGAAATACATTTGCAACAGGTGCTAGTACAGCTACTATACAGGCAGTATATAGATCTCCAGATATGGTAATGGGAGATCCAGGTATTAGAAAATATATGCAAAGAGTTAATCTTAACTATCAAGGTGAAGGTTCTACTATTGATGCAAATTTAGCATTAAGATATGATTATGACGATCAATCTACACCACAACCAACAAAAATAGCATTACCTAATGCAGGAGGTGCTGGTCAGTATGGGGCAGCTTCTTATGGAGCTTCTTTATATGATGCATCAGGAGTACCTTTATTAAGACAAACTATAGAAGGATCTGGATTTGCAGTTGCATTACAAATAGACGATCAAAATAGTGCAGACTCATTTTCAGTTAAAGGCTTTCAATTAGAATTTACCCCAGGAGGAAGAAGATAATGGCAGGATATTCATCAAGACAATCCACATTTACAACAGGCGATACAATATTAGCAGCTCATTCTAATGATGAGTTTAACCAATTAGTATCTGCTTTTAACGCAACTACAGGACACTCACATGATGGTACTGCAGGTGAAGGTGGTCCTATCACATCAATTAGAGATGCTAATACTTACAATAGAGTATTAGTTGACTCTACAAATAATCATTTAGAATTTTATGTAAATGTATCTTCTTCATCAGTACAACAATTAAGAATACAAGATGGTGCTATAGTTCCTATAACTACTAATGATATAGACTTAGGTACATCTAGTTTAGAATTTAAAGATGCATTCTTTGATGGTACGGTTACAACTGATGCTGCTAGTATTTTAAGTTTAGCTTTAACATCTGGTGCTACAGTTACAGCTATTAATGATGAAGATAATATGTCATCTGATAGTGCAACTGCATTAGCTACACAACAATCAATTAAAGCATATGTTGATTCACAAGTTGCTGCAATACCTACTGGAGATATTACTTCAGTTGTAGCAGGTGATGGTTTAACAGGTGGTGGAACAACAGGTGATGTAACATTAAATGTTGTTGGTGGAACAGGTATTACTGCAAATGCAAATGATATTGCAATTGACTCAACAGTAGCAACATTAACAGGAGCACAAACTTTAACTAATAAAACTTTTGATGTAGATAATAATACAGTTTCTAATATTGAAGTTGATAATTTTAAAGCGTCAGCTATTGTATTAGAATCAGAAGGTATTGGGTCTAATGATAATGATACTACTTTACCTACAAGTGCAGCTGTAAAAGATTATGTAGATACTCAAATAACTGCTGAAGATTTAGATTTTCAGGCAGATACAGGTGGTGCATTATCAATTGATTTAGATTCTGAATCATTAACATTTACTGGTGGTACTGGTATAGATACTTCAGGTTCTGGTAATACAGTTACATTTGCTATAGACTCAACAGTTGCTACACTTACAGGATCTCAAACACTTACAAATAAATCAATAGATTCTGATAATAACACAATTACAAATATAGCAAACGCTGATATTAAGTCAGCAGCTGCAATAGATGCAGCTAAAATTCATGATGGTACAGTATCTAATACAGAATTTGGATATTTAAATGGTGTAACATCAGCAATACAAACACAATTAGACGCAAAAGCAGGTAATGGATTTGCAGTTGCAATGGCTATTGCCCTTTAATATTGACAATTTTAACTAACAAGGTATAATATAATAATAAGGAGAACAAAAACATGGCACAGGATTTTGAATCAACAGCTAC